TCTCTTCTGTCAGCCGGTCTTCCGCCGCCTTCAGCTCCTCGGCCCTGCGTATCCGGTTCATCCGCGTTTCTCCCGGCTCCAGGTGTCGCAGTCCTGTGGCCTTCTTCCACTGTTCGTAGTTCTCCCTCGTGGGGTCTTTGAGGAATTGCGCCGTCTCCGGCCTGCCGTCTCCCGCGTCGGCAACGTCCCGGCAGGATGCTATCCACTTAGGACACTCGCTTGAGCAGTCCACGGCTGAAATGGTGATAAGCCGCCTCGCCGCAGCATCGCAGTTCGGGCAGCGGGTCAGTGTGTTGCGCTCTGCTATGGGCCAAAAAGCGGTAAACCGCTCGTTGCAGTCGGGGCATCGGTAATCGTATTGCGGGGCCATTACTTCGTCACCTCTCGATTGTTTGATTTCATGCCCTTTTCTTCGTACTGATGAGCACTCTTCACGTCTATCTCCCGGTCCTTGCTCTCAGCCGCCTTGTGCTCCATCTCTATGTTGTGGACGAGTTCGGCCCTCTTGATCTTCAGAGACTCCGAATCGAGGTCTGTTCCGAACAGGGCGACCTCCTGGTTGATGCGCTCCGTGGCGATCTTCTCATAGGAAAGCCTCGTCTCGGCTTCGATCTTGGCAATCTCGGCCTGCACCTTCGCCGCCTCTATGCCGGTCTTGTGCGCCTTGGCCTCCTTCTCCGCGATTTCAGCCTGTGTCTTGCCCACTTCGGCATCCTTCGCCATCATCTCGGCCTGCTGTGCCGGGTCAACGCCCTGCTGCATTGCCTGCTGAATCAACTGCATGAACTGAGGCAATTCACCCGCCTTAGCGGCCTTCTGGAAGTCCTTGGGGTCCATTGAGCCAAGCTGTGACAGGAATTGAATGATGGAGGGCGGTGTGCCGAGTGCTTCCAGCCTGCCCATGAACTCCCCGAACGGACCGGCCTGCATCCTCTTGACGATCTCGGGCCAATCCTCATAATTCAGGGCTTTCAAGAGGGCAATCTGATCTATCCACCCGCCTTTCGCCAATTCAATAGCCTCTTCCCTCTGCTGAACCCTGGAAATGGGCATGGTGGAACCGGATACAACCGTGAGTTTTGCCGGGACAATGATATTATGCCCATTGATGACCGCCGTTTCCTGCTTGCCGTCCAGCTCGAAAGCGATCATCCGGTCTTCGGCATACCAGTTCATCATACAGGATAGGAACATCCTTCCCCGGTCCCGGATCATCTTGTCATAGTTGCGGATCTTCGCCCTTCTCATGGTCTTGGCTCTCTCAAGGAGGGCCGCAATCGCCTTGTACGCGATCACATCCCTTCCCGGTGCCTTGGCCTGGTCCAGATCGAACGTGCCTGCCACCGTGTAGAACAGGTCTTTGTACACGTTCATAAAGTTGACCAAATCAGCCGGGAACTGTGGGGGGTCTACCCACCTCAATCCCTGGCCGGTGTACGAGGTCGTGGGGTTGAGGATCTTGGGGTAATTGGTGATATGACTGTTCGACACCCCGGAATCCTTGGGGTTAACGAACATGAGCCTTGCGGCCTTGTCCTTGAACAGCGTCACCTGGGAGATGGTCTTGTGAATCTCCTGCTGGAGTGATTCGAGCTGCTCTATGTCGCAAATTCCGTGGTTGCCGCCCGTGTCCTTGATTGAGGGTGTCCAGGAATATGGGAACTTATCGAACAGATACGTCTTCGCAGCCTCCTCGATGGGCAACGTTGGATTGATTGACGGGTTCGGCTTGTCCTCTAAAACAATTTTCCCCGCGTTACAGGTCAGTATCCTGCGGATTTCTCCGGGGTACTTGGGCTTTGTGGTGCGCCGAACGCCTACCTGCACACCGGCCTCGTTGTAGACGGGCTCGTCCGTGGAAATCTTGGTCCGGTCCTTCACCCAACACTCGACAACCAGGAGTTCTTCCGTCTCTCCCTTGCCCGTGGAGTGATCACCCAAGAGGGTCTTGATCGCGCCGCCTATGGTGGCGAGAGTGGACTTCTCTTTGCTGCTCCCCGCCATGATCTCCCTGCGGTCATCCCCGAGGTCTTTCAGGTGCTCGTTGTCGGATTTCAGGTCTTTGGCGAACTTGGGCCAGCGTCTCTTGGCCTCCCTGAGCGTCATGGAATGAAATTCAAGGATTGCCTCTGCCTTCCTGAACGGTGCCTTGACCGGAACCCATCCGAGATGATACGGGTCGATAGTGGTTGTCTCGATCTCCCCCATGCCGTACTCCAGCGTGGGATTGAACATGACCTTTTCAAACACTTCCCCGTAGGTTTCGCCCGTCCGCATGGACATTTCCAACACATCCTGCTGCTCCTGGTCCTGCCACCAGTATTCCGGGGTGCGGGTCAGCGTCTCGAACATCGCCGCCTTTTCCTCGGGGATCATGCCGAGGGGCGCGACATTGAACGTGGGGTTGTTGTCCGTTCCCTCGTTCACGGTCCTCTCGCGGTGCGTGTAGATGAGGTTCGCGGTGTTGAGCGGGACTTTATCGCTCTTCTGCTTCCAGGGCTTGTTCCTGCCCAACTCATAGCTGCGCTTCCACATCTGCGGCCTGCCAGTGGCTTCACGGTCCTCCATAATTTCCGCTACGAGCTTGAAGACCTCCAGTCCTACTTTTTCATTGCCTTCCTGTGGGATGAGTTCTCTCGGGGTTTTATCAGCCATTGTCTTCGTCCTTATGTTTGTTTCGTATGTGGCTCACCAGTCCGATCTTTGAGCCGCAGATCTTGCCGCAGTGGGGGCATGTGAGGGGATTGGACTGCATATCTATCATCAGCGGTTCAGCCCCCTTGGTCACTTCCGAATTGCCGGGGAATCCGTCCAGGTGAAGCATGTCATCCTCAGCATCCGGTATTTCAATCCATCCATCCATCGTGAGCAGCCTGTGAGGATCGTTGAACGGCCTTCTGAGGCACTGAGGGCATACGATGTCTTCCTGCCCAACTGATGGATGGAACGTGGGAGGGCATTCCCGGTCTATGAACCTCGGCTTGAACATCGCCCCGGTAAGCGGCACGCCCAAGGCGGCGGGGTCGAACATCGCAAGGGGGGTACGGCAGATTTCACAGAGAAGCAGTTTCATAATCCTCTTTCCTCCAGGTATTCCGTATTCAGCCGGATGATAGCCATCTTTACGTCTATGTTGTGCCTGTCCCAAAACGCCGGTGAGCCGATGCGCTCCTGCTCGTCATGGTGAGCCGTACACAGCGGGACAGACTGGTTATCGGGTGGCTTGATGCCCATGCCGCCCTGCTTGAGCTTCTCATGGTGAGCAACGGCCTTGCGTCCGCATACGAGGCAGGGCTTGGAGCGGATGAATGAGAGGTAGGGGTCGGAGCGGTACATTTATTCCACCGTCCCTATCCGTTTCCCCTTGGGGTCGGGTTCCTGTTGCGCCTCGTAATACGGATCTCCGTCCATCGTGTCAGCCGTGACGATATGATCCACCTGGGGTATCTCGATCACCGGCTTGTCCTGCTGCTTACGGGAAAGGGCATAGCCGATGAATAACCCGATGAGCAGGGATAGGATGATTGATGATACAGGATTGGAGATGATTAGAGCGTCCATCATAGAATTTGTATCTCCTTCTGTGTCAGTCCTAGCTTGGGAATGTCCGCAGGCTGCGGGGCTTTCCCCATAAGGATCTTCCTGGCCTCCAGCACAACCTTTTCCGCGCCCATTCTCCTGGCTGCCTCGGTAAGCGCCATCCACCAGTATTCAGAGCAAAACAGCCGGTCAGCGTTCGGCGGGACCTTGCGCCAGAGTTGCTTAACTAGTCCGGGATAGTCATAACCCACCCCAACATGCTCCAGGGCCCACTGGCCCATAGGCTTCCGCAAATGGGCATAGTCGGCCTTGAGGGGTAGCAGCCACGCCTTGCCATCGTGCTTTTTGAGCCGCGCGCTCAGAGGGTTGAGAACTGTACCGTGCTCCAATGCTTCGAGAATATAGACGCGCTCTGTGTCGTACTCCTTGAACCGAACGGCGATAGAGGTATGATTCGCCTCTGAATTTGTCCTCCATCGTATCAGCCAACCGAGAATGGATCTGCTCTGCCACTGAATAGCATCGCCCGTCTGAATCGCGTCCCTCTTGGATAGATAGATATCCAGGCTGTTGCTCATACCATCGTCTCCACAACTTCGCCCCGGTCCAGGAACCTGTCCTCTTCGTCCCACAGGTCCACGCCAAGGTCTGATAACGCCTGCCGGGATGCAAGCCGCGCCTCTGTCTCGAAACCGTCCCCCTCTTCCTTGTCCCGCATCAGCTCGTCAATTCTGCGTTCCCACTGTGATTTTCGGGGCTTGAGTTCTTCGAGGGAGATGGGGCGTGCTTGGACAACGTGACATGCTGAATCGTAAATGTGATCCTCGCCCTTGGTATCCACGTCCTCAATATCCAGTTCACTCATTACCATGTTTGGAATTGTCCTGATGAACTGCTCACAGGTGTTATAAACAACGAGCATCGGCATGGTTCTAGGGTTGCCCTTCTCGTCTACCTCATACCTCAATCGCTCCCGAAACTGCCTTATCTTGGTTTTCCTTGTGGGGTCGCCGGGAATCAGGTGCAGATCATATTTCTTATCCGCGAATACCTCTGCCGTAGACGGTCCCTGGCCTCCGGTGAGATAGCTTGGCTTTTTACTGAAACAATCAGGTCCGGCCAGTCGGGTTATTTGCCTACCTTTGATTCCAAGGGCCTCCTCCCGCGCAATAATTCCCTCTGCAATCCTGCTGTCGGTGAGCCTTAATCCCTCATTGGCATTACCAT